AGATACTGTATAATGAGTTGTCAAAGTTTTGACAGTTTCAGTTCCTGTAGATGATCTAATTATTACTTGTAAATCTGTGTTCGCAAATATCTTAAATGTATAGGCAAAAGCTGTTGTGCTACCATTACCTGAATATGAATTTTTTACTGTAGTCGAAGATATTGTCATATTAGAAACCTTTAAATGTTGATGATGGTTTAGTCAATAAAAAATCTTGGTTGTAATCTCTCTTCATTCTTCTTTCTAATCGTCTCAAAGTACCAGGAGACATTGTTTCCATAATTTGATACCCAATTAAATAATCAAAAGCTGTTTTTAAATAAAACAAATTTAAAAAAGGTATACTTGAACTAACAGCAGCATAAGCTGTTCTTCCTGCTTTACCACCTTCACCTCTTATACCATATTTAATTGCTTGAACAAGATCAAATGCAGTTACAGGAACTGGTCCTGAAATACTACCAATAATATCACCTCCTGATCTTGTTTCATTAAACAAAACATCTCCATATATACCAAGACCACCCCCTTGTAAAAAAGCTGCCATAACAGATTTTAATTTTGTTGGATCTCTTGGTGATCTGCCTTTTAATAAATCTTTAATTGTCATTGATAAATAACCTAATAATCCAGAAGTAACTATAATAGCACTTAATCCAACAATACCTCTTGATATATCTTTATTTGGTCCTTTAAAATAATCAACTTCTCTACCTAATGTTTTCTGTACAATAGATAATGGAAACGCTTTAAATTGAGTAAAAAATCTAATTGCTTCACCCATTCCTGTGCCACCTAAATAACCTTGTGTTAATGTAGCTCTAACTCTAGCATCAGGTTCAATAACAGCATAAATTGATCTATCTAACAGCATACCAGAAACAGATGCTTTAAATTTATCTTTTTCTATTAATATTTCTCTTTTACTTAAAGTGTCTAATCCTGTAATTTTTTTTATATCTGCATCTGATATTTGATCTAATAAACCTATGTTAATAAATTCTGTTCCATCATCTGCTTTTTGCATTGCAGTTTTTCTAATAATATTCCATTTAGTAGAATTAATATTGTAAACACTAAACAAACTTTGTAGTTGAGGATTTAATTGATTAAATGTTAAATTTTTTTGTTTAGCAAAATAGTTTGCCATACCTAACATTGAACCTTCTTTTAGTGTGTTAGTCCACCAAGATAATAAATTTACTTTAAAAAAAAATCTTTGAGTTTTAGTAAAACCTTTACTTAGATTGTCTCCTACTTGGTATCTTCCTGCAACATCATAAATAAGATTATCACCTATAAAACCTAAACCTTCAGCAATATCTTTTTTTTGTTGTGTGTTTTTTATTCTTGCTAAACTACTTAATGCTTCAAACATACCTCCTAAAAATGTTCTACCTTGGTATCTCATTTCTGAACCATATAAACCTATGTCAGCAGCGGCAGAAACTGTAGCACCTCCTAATTTTGCCATAGATGCTATAGCTCTTGTTATTGCAGAATATTTAGCAACACCAAAATTTTCTACTGTAAAAATAGAACCATCTACAACTCTTAAAAATTTATCAAATTTAGCATCACTTGCTAAATCTTGTGTACTTCTACCAAGTTTATTTAATCTGTTTCCTATTGCTTTTTTTATTTTATTAAAATTATCTTTAGGTTTTGTACCTAAAGTGTCCATAATACCAATATTTCTTCCAGCAGTTTGTAGACCAGAAAAAAAAGATTCTTTCAAATTTCCCACACCAAATACTTCATTATAGTCAAACCAGTTATCAGCAGTTTTAAAATGCAAAACTCTTTTTGCAGATAAACCTGCTGCTTTTGCTACATCTGTGCCTCTAGCAGTTGATCTGCTTCCATAAGTAAACTCTGCACCATCAGATTTTAAATATTGGTTTCTTACAAGTGAATTGTAAACAAATTGCATAAATTCTTCTTGATCTTCAACACCTGCAAAAGTTCTTTCTTGATCTAATTTTTCCATTACAAAATCTCTCCATGCTTTGTAATTTCTATTGTAATTAATATCTTGTTTTATTTTAATATTAGGATCTACACCATCATCCATATCTTCTAAATTTTTACCCAATACTCTTGCAGCATCTCTTACACGATAAGGATCGTGTGATTGTCTAACTATATAACCCCATAGTTTTCCAATATTTGCACCTCTATCATTTAATTTTATTCTAATCATTTCAGAGTATGATTCTAAAACTTCTGCTAATCTTATTATATCTGGATTTGTTTCTGTAACAGGAGGTCTCATACCAAGTTGTTCTTCCATACCTGTTTTTTTTTGATTTAACTCATACATTGTTCTAACAACTCTTCTTTGAGTTTCTTTATCCATTTTATCAAATAATTTTAAAACTTTTTGATTTTTTAATTTTTGATTAAAACCTGCAATAAGTTGATTAACACTTGCTTGTTGTTGTGTAGCAACAGAAGCTCTTGCACCTGTAACTCTTCTATTTGTTCCGACTAAGATAGAAACTAAACCTTCTGCTGGATCATCATTAAAGTTATCAAATATATATTCTACATATTTTCTACCTTTAATTTCATTTTCTATAGCATTTCTTTTGTTAATTTTTTTTTGTAGTTTTATTTGTTCAGAAACTTCTTGAGAAATTTTGTCTACATTTATTTCATCAATAGATGAGATTTTTTGTTCAGCTTGTGCAATTTTTATTTGATTAATAATTTCATCTTTTCTAACTGATCTTATTGATGATTTAGAAAGTAATGCTTCAACTCTTGCTAAACATTTTTTTGTCATAATTATCTTCCATTAACGCAGTTTATGCCATCTTTTATAATTTCATCTATTTCATCTGATCTTTCATTTACTTGATCTAATTCATCTTTACTTGATTTTACTTCAACATCATCATCTATTTCTATTTGTCTTGCTTTTTGATTTTCTTTGATAGCATCTAATCTTACTTGTAAATTATTTATTTCAACATCAACATCTGAACTATTTTTATTAACAACATTTTGTTCTACATTATTAAGCTCTATTTGATCTGCTGTAGAATCAATTTTTTGTCTTATTTGTGATGTAGAAGCAGAATCTACTGAATTTTTTAAAATAGGATCAGCACTAGCAACAGGTGATACGTCTACAGGTTTTTCTAATAACAAATCATTTAAAGATTTTTCTAATAATGTTTTTCTTGTTTGAGGATTTGTTTTTTCTAAATCTCTCATTATTCTTCCATTTTCAGGATAGTATTCTTTGTATAAATTTAATTCTTGTTCAGGTGTACCAGCTTCTTTCATTCTTTGTTTAAATTTACTAGCAGTTCGTAAATCTTTTAATTTACCAGCACCTACATGAAGTCCACCACCAAGTATAGTTCCAAATGTAATATTTAATAAACTATCTGCTAAACCATAATCAGCTTGTACTTCTTTTGCTACTCCATAAACTATAGGTTCTACAACAGCAGCACCAACAGCACCTTCTGTAACACCTCTTGCTAATCTTGCTCTAGTAAAACCTTGTCGTGCAACAAGTCCTGCAAATCTTGCTTGACCAAATACAGGTATAAAAGATGCAGCAATGTTTATAGGATCAAAAAGAGATACTCCTAATCCTGTAGCAAACTTTAATGCTCCTACACCAAATCCTTTTGGTCCTCTTTCAATAACACTTTGTCTAGCTCTTTCTTCTTTTTTTTCTTCAACCATTATGTCTACAACAGATTGAAATTCATCTTCTTTAAAAAATAAACCAAGATCAGAATATTCTTTATTTAGCTCATCTCTTGATATACGAACCTGATTATCTTCAAGAGCTTGTGATCTTGCAGATTGCATATCATAATATGTTCCAATAGATGATAAAGGATTAAAGTTCCAATTATCAGCAGCTACAGCACTTAATGTTTCTCCTAGTCGTGTAGAGTATTGATCGTAACCAAACTTTGCTGCGGTTTCATTTATATTTAAACCAAATCCTAATTGTGCCATTATCTTCTTCTACCTATTATCTCTGAACCTTTGTTAGCTTCTAATTTAGAAACTGACTCTGAAACAGCAGGAAAACCTCTTCTTGGTTGAAGTTGTTGAGATTTAGTTCTTATGTCTAAATCTATATCTTTATCTGTTCCTGGAATTATTAAAGATGTATCATCAAAAGTAAAAGATAAATATTCTCCTTGTTGATTTTTTACAGGACCAAAAGAACCATCATTAAATACAATTCCATAAATTAAACCTGTACCATCTGCTGTATTTCTCCATTCACCAAAATTTTTAAGTTGATCAATCATAGCTTCATTAAGTTGTATATCTGTTACATCTTCATCAACAGATTCAAAAGCAACCGCACCAAAATCTTCTACATAAAAATCTTTTATAAGATTTGCTTTTTCTACTACAAATTCAACATGACCTGAATTTAATGATTGACCATTATAAACTAATGGTACAAAAAAAGTATCTTGTATATCAAAACTATTATTAATTAAATTATACGCATTTTTTTCTGCTGCACCTTGAGATACTCCTGCTACCATTTCATTTAAAGCATAATAACTTAATACATCTACAATATTATCCATTTTATCTAATGCAACACTTGTATTAAATCTACTACCTCTCATTACAACATCTTCAAATTCACTTAAATTATCTCTAATACTTCTTCTTACATCATTAAAGGTAATGTTATTATCTTTTGCATATTGTTTTAATCTTTTTTGTTCATCTTCAGAATCAAAACTTAAAAATCTTTCTGTAAGTTTAGGATTATTAAAGAAAGAAGAAAGTTCAGCAGTAACAGGTAAACCTGCGTTTGTTAGTTGTAACATTGCATTTGAATTATAATCACCAAACTCTGCGTCTAAATTTTGCAACATTGCTATACGCATATTTTGATCACCATTTTTATATTGCTCAACAAAGCTAGTTGCTTCAGAGTTTGACATAACTTTTATTTGATAAGGTGGTTGACCCATATCTATTTGTGTTTGAACATATACTTCTGTTAATGCTTTTTTCTTTTGTAATCTTAAATCTGGATTAGTTTCATTTTGTAGTTCATCACTTAAAATTTTTATATCATCATTGGTAGCGTTTAAAAAAAATATAGGATCAGTAGCCATTGCTTCATTTCTATCATTTATTGTTTCTGTAAGTATTTTTTTTTCTTTTTGAAACTCAATAAAAGTTTTACTTTTTTCTCTTTTTGAAAGCATATTATCTAAAGTTTCTGATAAATCTTTATTAGATATTGTGTTTAAAATTTTTACATCAGCAACAGTATCTTTTACATTATTATATTCTTTCATCATTGTGCTAAATGTTCTTGGTGGTAAAATTTCTTTAGCAAAATTTATATCAAAATCAACATCTTTACCAAATGCAGCAGCAGCAACAAAATTTTTATATTCATCTTTTATTTCAGGAATTAAAATACTTTTAGTTTCATTAATAAGTGAAATTCTTGTTTGTAAAGGAATATCTTTAAATTTATCTTTATTCATTAAATCTGAATATGCTTGTCTTGGTTTTGAGCTTATTAATTGACTTACTTCGTATACTTGTATTTCACCTGGTATACTTTGAATTAATTTATTATATTCATCTACATCAATTCTACCTTTGTAATTTTGTTCATACAATAATTCTAAATCTGTTTTAATAGTATTTAATGCTAGTGCGTTATCACTTACATACGCTTCTGTAAGTAATCTATTTTTTTTAACATTAACTTCATTATCTAATGTTTGAATTATATTAGTTGAAACTCTATTATTAACTTTAAATATTCCCTTTTGTACTTCAGATAAAAAATTATTATCAAAAGTATTTTTAACTGCATTATTTGATGCTAAATTAGAATATTTTTCTTTAATAATTTTAGATTTGTTTTGAACAATATTAAATGCTTGATCTTTATTATCTAATCTTCCAGCTTCTTCAAATACATCTGTAAGTTCTAATAATGCTTTATTTTCTAATGATAATGCCTCTGATTTATTTTCTAAATTTTTTTCATTGACTGCGTGTTTTGTTACAGCTTTTGTAACTGGTGCTAAAGCAGTACCAATAGTTTGTGTTAAAGGTATTTGAGTTCTTGTTTGAATTGATGGAGCTTCCGCAGTTGGTCTAGCTTCTGTTGTAAATGTAGGTATCTTTGGCATTAGAAACTATATCCTCCACCATAAGTTTGTAATTCACCTGTAAAGGTATCTGATCTAGGTGTTGAACCAAAATTACTTATTGTCAAAAGACTTGTACCTGTTGATGCAAGTGTTCCTATCTGTGCAAGTCTAGCAGATTGTCTTGCAATGTTACCTTGTATTCTTGCAAAATTAGCAGATTCTATTTTTCTTGATTGTGCAACTTTAGAATTATAACTTATTATTTGTCTTTGTAATTCTGCTTCTCTAGCATTAGATGCAGCTATTTTATATGCAGTTCCACTACCAGCAACTACACCAGATTTTGCTAAAGCAACTCTAGTTGTTCCTTCTATCTTTCTAAAATTTTTATCAAATCTTGCTATATCAAATTCAGATTGTTTTTCTATTAATGCAGCTTCTTGTTCTGCAACTTGAGCATTACGATCAGCAACAGCTTTATTGTATTTACCAATCGCACCTTGTTGTTGATATTGTGCTACACCTATTGCACCAACTACTGCCATCTGCCAACTCATTAGAATATCCTCGCAAATCTATATTGGTCTGAACCATCAAAACCATAGTGTTTCATTAATCCCTCGTTTTCTAATCCTAACCATTCTGCAAATCTTATACCTTTATCAAAGTCTGATCTTACAGCAGTTTGAACTCTTTTAATATTATACTTTCTTGCAACCTTAGCAAAATCTTTTTTGATTGCTCTTGCAACTGATAAAGGATGATCCCAAACATCTTGTGTTGCAATAACCCAACCTTCTGCTACTTGACCCCACATCATTTTCATACCAGCAGCAAAGATTGGTTTCTTACCAACCATACCTGTAAAAGAAAGGTGGTCTTGCACAAGGTTCATAGCATCTCCTTCAAATCTTGCATCCTTATCCATAAGTGCGTGGTTCATTTGACACGATAGTATAAATCTCCCATGTTCAGCAGTATAAGGTATTATATATAGCATATTATCCATCATTAGTAGTTAATCTTGGGTATAACGATAAAATTGTAAAAGGTAAAGGTTGTGTTTGTCTAACAAAAATAAAACCATCTGTTTCATAGTTTCCTCTAAACTCTACCTCTTTGTCTCCTGTAAATGGTGGTATACCTTCATCCATTAGATCAGCAGAACTTCTAAATGGTATTCTTTCCATATCATTTAAGTTTGGTCCAACCTCAACACCAATAGTTTCAAACATTCTCACAGTAATGTCATA